AATTCAAGAATACCATTGATTGCTTCTTGTCCTTTTTCAATTAAAGAATACAAGTTACCACGAGTATACTCATAATCACTTACATGATCTTCTTTTTTGTTGATCTGCTTCAGTTGTTGTTTAGTTTCCTTTACAATCTCTCCAGCTTGAACTTCAATGTCCAATGAGTCGTTTATTTCATCAAATTTTTCATTCATACATCTGTACCTTTAGAAGGACTATAAGTTTTACCAAGATCTAAATCAAATCTTTCTTCACTAAATCCAAAGTCATCTCCAACTTCAATTAGTGCATCATCAGCAGCATTCACAACATCAACGATAGATCCTTTAATATGTGATAATGCTTGTGTTCCATCTTCTCCTCTCCTAACAAGAAGAGTTTCATTGGTGATTTTCCTAATGAACATCAGTTCATTTTCAATATAGATGTAACTATCTACAATAAGATTTGATGCGTTTGAAACTTGGAATTGAGTTTGTTTTTCATCAATCCCTGCTGCTAATTTTGTTGTAGCATCATCATTATAATCTTTAAGTGCTCTTGGTTCAGCAGTATATCTGACTTCACGTTTAGCAGTTTTTCTATCAGTATCAGTATAGTAATCAACTTGAACTTTCTTGATTAGTCCGCTAGTATTGTCAGCAATAGGACCAAACAGATATGTTTTTGCAGTAAAATCTAAAGTATGAATGATAACTCGTTTTTCATCAAAACCTGATTCGTAGTTATCATCAAAATTTACACTATCCAGAACCATTGGAATATCTCTTTTTTCTCCAATAGATTCAACTAAGTCAACAGTAACATTAAATGATGGTTGAAACACAGGCAAAATCTGTTCAATAATTTGCATTGAATCTTCATTATATTGAGTCATGATTGACAATCTAAATCCCAAGTTATATGGGACTGGCATGAAAACTTTCTTTGCTACCTTTGTTCCATCTTTTGTGAATGCCTTAAAGGTTTGCATTGTAGAAATTTTTCTAGTATTATCATACTGAATACTATTCAATTCAAATGCCATTCTAGGAAGAGTGATTGAAACTCTTCTTCTTGGGTCTGGTTTTTGTTCTAATCTTGCCAGAAACTTTTCAGTTGGTCCATATGCAATAGGAACTTTCATAGTTGAATAATCAGACCCATCCTGTTTGGCGTGTCTGATTTCAACTGTATTGAAGAGAGTACCGAAAGCTATGATGGTCTTTCGTATAATCTCGTGATAATGATATGTTCCTAACATGATGTTATGGTTTGCCTATACTAACTATTTAGAACTCGCCAAATGGATTCCTTTCGGTAAAGTCTAAAATTTCGTCAGCAGCATTTTCAACTTCTATATTATCTGCATATTCATCAAATTCATCTTGGTCAGAAATACTTTTAATCACACGAGCAGCATCTGATCCATTCTGAGTGGTTCCAATTCCTACAATTCTCTCTCCAAGTGCAAAATTACTGGATGCATTAGTAACTTGAAGGATATTAGTGTCCGAATCCCAGTTTGATACATACGCTGTAGTCCCCGTAGAAACGCCTCTGACGAGTTCTCCATACAAATAGTTATCTGTGTTGATTCCAGAGGTTGGAGGGTCAATGGTGACCGTTGGTTGCAGTGTATATCCGATACCAGCATTAGTATACCTAATGGCAGTCACTTCTCCATTTGTATTCAATAAAGCATTTGCTGTTGCTCTAGTTCCATTTATATCTGCTGGAGCACCAATAGTTACATTTGGTGTAACACTATATTGTCTTCCTGGATCTGTAATCGTAAATGCACTCAAGGATCCAGTAGAAATGATTGCGGTAGCAGAGGCACCTACACCAAAAGCATTTTGTGGTCTGATTGTAATTACTGGTGGTGTGGTATATCCGAATCCAGGATTAGAAATTTCAATTCTGTCAATTGACATTCCAGTTTGACCAGTTCTGCTAGTCATAATTGCAACTGCTGTTGCATTAATACCATTTGTTGGTGCTGTTGTAATTCCAATTAATGGTGGAGTTGTATATCCAGTTCCATCATTAATTAATTCAATTCGGGATACAGAGTTCCCCTCACTTAATGGTGAAAGTGTATCAGCAACTACTGCTGTTGCAGTAGCAGTAGATGCACCAAGACCTGCTAAAGTAAGTTTCGTAGTAAATATGAATTCAGATACTGCCTGATCAACTTCTTGAATTCCAGTATCCACATTTTCATCAAGAGCAGCATCAAACACCTCACAACTCAATTGATATACAAATAATTTATTGAGTTGGTAAAATGGTTTCTTTGCTTCAACATATTTAATTTCAAACATGGTATTATCAAGAGGGAAATAAATCAAATCTCCTTCTTGTGGTCTTATAGTTACCAATTGCCCATCCAAAAATGGACTTACAAAATCTTCATATCTTTCCTTAGATATAATAAAAGTAACTGAGTCTGTTGACTGAACTCCAAATTTAGATAGGATGTCTCCACCACCTTCAAAACCATCATAGTTAGCAAGGTATGCTTCTATTCTAAAGGAATCACCAAATTTGGATGCAACGGTTTCATTTAAAATATCATCTTTATCTACCATTACTCTAGGCAGATAAATGACATCTTGTCCGTATATTTTTAACTGTTCGTTGATTAAATCTTGGACGAGTCTCTGCTCTCCGTTAGATCCTTGTAAAAAGTAAGAATTTAAAGGCATAATTCATTAACCTATCAAATCAAGTGGAGGCATTTCATATGTATCTCTGAGTTCCTTGTCCAACTCTTCTAATTCTCTAAGAGCATCATCATAAAGTTGCCTTCCATTGAGTTGTACTCCACCTGGAAGCGAGACACCATTGAACTTAATTAAGTTTTGACCCCACTGTCTCTTAATCAGTGCAGTAGTGTAATTCTTCAACCACCAATCATTGTAAACTTTATCTGCATTTGCTGGATCAACAAGTCTAAAGCAATCTAAGACAATGAAATTGTCATCTGCCATGCTTCCGAAATCAATATCAAGATATAATCTACTATTCTTCTTATTAAATCTTAATTGAACATCTGGAGTTATAATTCTGCTCAAGTCTTCCAGATATCTCTTTGTCATGGTATAATTAAGAAGATCAAGTGCTCCGTAGTAATAAAGATCGTTCAGGAACAATTGATACTTGATGTTAAACAGACCACTAGAAATGGTGCTGTTATCCATTTTAAAAACTTTATTTACACCAAGAACATGGTCTGGTAACTGTAAGTAATTCTGACCTTCTTCCCAACCAACGTTACCCAAATTGGCAGTTCCAGAAACAGTTGTAGTAGTTATTCCAACCTTTAATGTTTCTTTCTCTGCTGCTGTAATCTTGTGCTTCAAGAAAACTCTTTCAATGCCATCATAGTGATATTCTTGAAAACGCTGAATAGCATCATCCACTAGATCGTCAATTTGATCATCGTCTACATTGATTTCTAAAACAGGGTATCCAAGTTTCCTAAGACTATAATCAATTAACCCTTGTCTAGTGGTCGGTTTACTCATTCCTCTATACCTGCTTCTTGGTATTGTTCTATCGGTGGTTGTTGCATTCTATGCTGCAATTCATCGTAATCTTTTTTAAGAGATTCGAGTTTAGATTCCAGAAGAATATTTTGATTAATCAAAGATGATATTTTAGAATGATAATTTTTGATTAAAATATTCACATCAACTTCACTATTCATGTTCAGAATGTTCCTCCGTCGAGTGTGTTTGTCCAGATTGGTTTGTTAGTATATGTAGTAGATACACTGGTTGGGTTTCTTGCAGTGTTGTTTCCATCATCAAGAAGATCACCAGTATTGTTAAATGTTCCTACAACTCCAATTAAAGTTACAGTATTAGCAACAGAAGTTGTAGTTTTTACAACACCATATGCTGCACTATTTCCTACCTGAGTAACTTGAGATCCTGCTTCAAAACTTGCTGTTCCATCAAGAGTGATCACAATTTCAGTAACAGCTGTTAAAATCTGGTTAGAAGTTAACGTATTTGCTGCAGTGCTTGGATCATTAGTTGATGTTTGTAATCCATTTGCATCAAAGAAGACTACACCATGAGTGTTATAGTCTCCAGTTTGATAGTAGATACCCTTAATATCAAGGAAACCTCTAGTTCCAGATACAACACTATTTGTTACAGTTGCGTCTGGAATATAAGTCCATGCTCTAGCAATAGCATTACTTCCTTCACCTGCACTATCGTTGTAACCGAAGAATCCAGTTTTATTGTTTCCAGTTCCACTACTGGTATTATAGTTGAATGAAATACCACGATCAGTATTAGTATCAAAACCGTGAGTAATTACTACCTGTGATGTAGCACTTATTTCGGCATTTGAAGTTCCAGTATATGTTACAACCTTGGTTGAAGTGTTATAAGCACTAACTGTACCAATACCAGAAGCATCAATTCCAGTAGCTGCAATCTGGTCTCCAGTGTTGATTCCAACTACAGAATCTAAAGTGATTGTAGATACACCAACAACAACAGTCGCCATGACTGTTCTATTACTGGTTACATCACCGATATTGAAGATTGAGTCATTGACTGTAACATTATTTGAGTTAACAGTCGTTGTTGTACCATCAACTTGCAGGTCACCTTTAACAATAACAGTACCTTCATTACTCAGACCATCGGGATATGGGTCAATGAAGAGAGTGTTGCCACCACCAGATTTGGTGGAAATGACATTGGAAGAAATACCAACATTATCAAAGAAGGTAGTTCCGCCGTTGATTTCTACGTTGAGATTTTCATATACCCAATCGGCACCAGTAACTCTAATCTTATCTGTGCCATTTTCATCATATTCAATCTTGGCATCTTTGCCAGCGCCAAAACTGAGGAAAGTATCGTCATCAATATTGACTTCACCAGTTCCATTTGTGACAAACTTAATGTCACCATCATTATTGTTAGAATATATTGTGTTTCCATCAAGAGTCAGATTATCTACTGACCATTGATCCACTCTTGGCAGTCTATTGACATTACCGCCGCCACCAGGATTACCAGGACTTCTTGTATCAAGAACTGGGATGAATCCGTTATCAGGTGTTGCTGGGTTGTCTTGACCTTGCACCAAACCAGGTGCAATACTCATCATGTCGGTGTAGAATTTACCACCAACCAGTTGTGGGTTGCCAGAGTTGTCACCAGCGAAGAGTCTTCCGCCTCTATTTGTTACAGTACCTACACCGACTGTAAGTCCAAGTTCACCAAAATTAAGACTAGACGGAGCAGCTACGCCCGTAGATCTTTTTACTCTTATAATGCTTGCCATGGCTTAGAAATTTCCTCCATTGATGTCCAAATTTTGGGTCGCTCCAGGCGTTAGTTCTAATGTTGCTTCCCACTTTGATGTAGTAGAATTATAAACGAGAACCATTCCATTTTGTACACCACCCGAGATATCAACGTCAGAAAGACCACCGAGCGTTCCACCGCCTCCACCTAATGATGAAAGGACTTTGACTGCATTTTGTGAACCAACTCTTACTTTGATGTCTGCCATATGCTTTAACTTGTGGTAACTCCAGCAGTAACGATTGCACTGCCCTCAACTACCCTGGTTTTAACAGAACCATCATTTATTAATACGTCATAAACGTATCTGCCAGGTTTTAATGAATTTGTCACTGTTGATCCTAATGAAATTCTCAATTGCCCCTGTGTGGGAGATGGGAATGATACAGAGAAAGTTGCAGCAGTGCTTAAAGATGAAGGATGTTTCTTCATCTGTGATGAACCAGTGTAACTTGTTAAATCTAATGGTGCATTTGAAGAATTTTCAAGGTTGAATGTCTGAATGAAATCAGCACCAACGTCAATTACGATATTGCTTACATACGCTGCCATTATTAGAATCAGTTAGGATCTATCTCTAGGTATTTATAAATCATTTTTTCACAATAGATTGAAGGAGAGACTTTATCTCCTCCAGATCAGTTTTCATTGCATTTACATCATTTTTTAGTTTTTTCATTTCCATTTTCTCTCTGTATTTGATTTCAGAGAGTCTCATAAACTTTTCATATTCACCTTTATTTTGATTTACGATGGCATTAGAGTTCACGTCCCGATAAAGGGACGTGTCTGAGTCAACTTTCAAGTAATTATTCATCTGTTGAGAATGCTCTGAGTGCGATTGACCTAAAGTTTTTAATTCTAGGTGCGTGTGCTTGATTCGTTGATGACATGATTACTTTGATCATAAATCCATTGAACTGAGGTGTATTCTCAGCGGTAAACTTGTACTCACTGAATCCATTTTCAGTTTCATTTGGATTTACAACCTTGTCTGGTGAACCATCAGTGTTGAATGGTACATAGACTTGAGCAGCATCATTACCATCTTTTCTAAACAGTTTATAGAATACACGGATATCTGCATCTGCTTCTCTGTGTGCATCAAATTGTATAAAGAGTGAATTTGATGCGAATTCAAGATCAATTTTTCTAGTTACATACAGTGCAGAGTTTGGATCAGATCCAGAAATTTTAACTCTACTATCAATTTCATAGTCTGTAACCTTATCGTTAATTAAGTTACTGACGGCGATAACATTTGCAGTGTCAAGATCAACCATTGGTGAAACATCTGGATTTGAAGTTTGCATCAACAATTCAAGAGCAAATGATTTATTTCCACCAAGTAATTCAGATTCATTGATCTTAGATGCGATCATTCTTGGACTATCAAGACGATTAAGTTTATTGAGAGTTATATTCTCAAAACCAAGATCTTGGAATGACGCTTCATTTCCACTTATACTTGTTCCAGATGTAGTTTTAACTCTAGCAGATATTGAAGTTCCAGATGGACTTACAAGATTGAACTGTGGATTGATGTACTCAAAAGGAATATTTTGAGAAACCTGCACATTATCTCCTCCACCACTCTTGGTTATACCAAAAGTTTTTGAAGTGTCAACAATCTTGACATGATAACTATTAAATGTTTTCTCTCTTGGATCAATATTATGTTCTTTATTGATTTTCAGTAGAGATACTGAATTGAATTCATATTTGAAGACATTTGAGTATTGTGCATGATTTGATTTTTGACTAGAATCTACAACTCTGCTTGCAATGGTGATATCGTTTCCAGAGATAGTATTATAGGAAATAATTTCACCATCAATCTTCAGATAACCAGTATGTCCTGCTCCAACTGCAGTTCCTTCAAATGTAGTGAAGTTTGTGCCGTCTGCAACTTTAATGATAGCAGTATCATCATCAATTGCAGCAGTCAATGTGGTTTCTTTAACATCACTTTGGACATTATATACTCTAAGTTTGTTTGTGCTTGCGTGCATACCATGATTATGATGATCAAACAGCATGGTTGAACCATCTCTGATTGGATCATTACTTATAGATGTAGGTGCTTCCATTGTTTTAGCAATGCCTGCACTATTGAAATAAGTAAATCCAGTTCCAGTAACAAAGTTTTCTTTTACATTATCAACAACAAGTAAACTTGTATTTGTAACGTTAGCAACAGTTGCTCTTACACCAGATCCAGTAGCACCAATTGGATTTGCAAGTAGCAAATCTCCAACTGCATATCCAGAACCTGCAGTAGTAACACTGATTGAATCAACTGCTCCACTAGCAATAACAACGGTGCCGACCACACCTTGACCAAAACCAGTTAATGTGCTAAATCCAATTCCAACAAAGGTTCCGTCAGTTAATCCAATTCCTGCAGAAGTAGCGTCAAGTCCTGTAGTACCAGTGGTAACTGGTCCACCAGTTGTAAATATCTTACCATTATTATCACCCTGTCTAATTTCATTTCCTTGTGCGAATGTAGTTGAAGTTGCACCGATAGAGATAAATTGTCTCTTGGAATATGCGGTAACAGGATTCGATTTCTTGATAGTTCCAACAGGAAGTTCTGTATTGTAGAACAATGTGGAAGTAATTGTATTTGTTACAAACTTTGCTTTCTTCAGTGTGAATTTAAGGTCTTCTAACTGACTTGGAGTCCAAGTAGACTGGTTTTGAGACTTGAAGAGAGATCCAAGATATGGTTGTCTATTGTAGACAGATCTAAGAAGAAGATCTTCTTCACCCATTCTAGTAATGAACGTTGTATACTTCTCTGTTGGAGCAACAAGTGTTAGGGCATATTCATAACCAGACTGAAGATATACAGGAGTGTCAAACTTAAAGTTTGTTGCCACACTACCGTCATCTGATGTTAAAATATCTGCTGGTTCAATATTTACTTGTCCAAATGGAACAATAGTTGTGGTTGGAGAACCATCTCTCATTGTTCTGATCTGAACTGTTACTGGAACAACATTATCTTTAGTCTTAAAGAATAAGTCACCACCAGTAATGAAGATGCCATCAGACTTCTCATCAGTTTCAACCAAGAATGACTGTGCAAGTGGATCATACCATCCACCAACATTTTCTTCTACTCTATCAACTACTTGAACTCTCTGCTCTTCTGTGATTACTGTAATTGGTTGATCTGAACCAATTTGCTGTCTTTCAACTTGAGGAGTCTTAATTGAAAGCGTTTGTTCCTCAACATTCTTAGCATAACCAGATGCAAAGTAATTGGTTTCTGCTGAACTTTCACCAGGATCCAAATTGGTTGGATTAGTTGCTACAGTGGTCAATCTAATTGTACTAGCTCCAGTAGTAAACTTAGGATTAGAAGCAATTGTTGGATCTGGAATATGGAGAGAGAATCGTAAGTCACCCTTTGAATCAGAAACAAGTGCAATATTCGTTACAGTTGCCTCAGCAGTTCCACTAAGATTAACAAGAACCATTCCTTCCTTGAGGTAACCAAGATGATCTGGTCTTGTTTGACTTGCAAGTCCAGGAAGATCAATATTTAGTTCTGTAGAAGTTCCAGAATATGTAGCAGCTGTATTTGGTCTTCTTCTTAATGGTTCATTAAATGGTCCCTCTTCATGATCTTGTGTAGCAAGACGTAATCTAATACTTGCTTTATCTGCAACATATCCACCAACACTATCTACAATGTCTCCAGTTCCAAATGAACCTCTAACCATATCAATTCCAATAGTTTTGGGGAAAGCATATTCATTCATGTCAATGTCTTCCATGAAGACATAATATCTTGTATTTGGTTTTAATCTTCTACCAATAACTTCAATATTTCTAGAACGACAGTTGTGTAAGATGTCAACTCCAACAACTCTTTCACCAAGACTTACTAGTTCTTCACTAGCAGTTAAGTTAAATCCAAATTCTCTATCAATACCTGTAGTTCTTACTGTATCAGTTACTAATTGTTCAACTGTGACATTATCTCTACTGACTCGACGAATTGGGATACCCCCACCACGTCTTTCAATTCCATTAAAAAGATTTCGTCTATTTAAGACGTTCTCTTCATCAACATTAGTTCCAAGAACTTCAGTTCCAGTCCAAGTTGTTTCTACAGAATTCCAGAAACCCGTAGACATTCCACCATTTTCACGATCTTCAACACCAAGAAGATTTGCCATTCCATTGAATGCAGAATCAATATTAATAATGTCAGGAGTTGGAAGAACTACTTCTTCAATCCAGAAGTCTGAAGCTGGATTAAGTTCAATTGAACCAGCATACAGAGCAATGTGGAATGGATTAAGATTTTCTGTTCTTGTTGCAAGAGGTTGCTCAACAAAGTTAACTTCTTCAAAGTTAAGAGTGAGACCTGGACCATTTCTAGTTACATTAGCATCAGCAAAGTCTTCTGCCCAGCGATAATCTGCATTGACAGGATCTGCCTCAGTCGTCTTTGTTTCAAATTGTAATGCAATATTTCTTTCCGTTGATCTTGGACGACACTCACCTCTTACCAAGTCAATATCATATGCAGATTCTCCACCTAAGTTATTTGTTCTGAAGTTATCTACAAAAAATCCAGATTTGAATTTATCTAAACCAGTATTTGGATCTTTGATTGAAAGGTTCTTGGTGTCAGTTTCAAGTAAAGACAGTGTAGTAAACTCTTCAAGATTCTTTACTCTATTCTCAATACCACCAATATCTCTCATAGTGAATCTCTTATGAGGAATTGTTCTGAGTCTACAATCATATGTTGCATCAAACACATATGGTTGCATTGCAATTACAGCAACTTCAAATCCCTCACTATTAGCAACAGGTGCTTTTGGATATTCTGATGGTTCTCCTTGCTTAACCTCAAATATACCATTCTTTGTTAAGTAAAGTCTATCAACTCTTCCAAGATAATATGAATAATCTAATACAATAGTTTTATTAGTTACCAGAGATTCGGATTTAGACGAGGTAAATACTCTACTATCAAATGCAAATGGTGACCTTTCAGTTGCTGGATCGTATGTGTTTACTCTCGGTCTCAAATCGATAAAGTCAGATACTCTCTTCTTATTGAATGATGGAATATCGTTAGTGTAATCAATATTAGTGTAACTGTTGATAGATTCAACTGTTCCTGTACTTTCATCGGACACATATCTATCAAAGATTACTGTTAATCTTCCAGTCGGTTCTGCCTGATTAGCATTTCTATTGATTCTAGAGTAATCGCAGAACTCTTCTCTTTGACCATCATCAAAACTGAAATTAGATGAAATATTTCTATCTCCAAGTAAGATAGTTGTCAATATTGCTGTGATTCCAGAAGTTGAAAGTGAAATTTGTTCAGAAAGTTCAAATCTTCTATCATTCTCATAGACAAATGTTAATTCTGTTCCACTTACAACATTTACAACACGACCAATTGCACCAGAATTTGCACCAATAAATTGCTCACCAACTACTACATTATTTGTAAAAGTATCACTTCCATTGGATACGGTTATTGATGGTAGATCGGGATCTTGATTATCATTAGACTCAAATATTGCTAAAACTCTAGATACATCTGGAACATTGAGTGAAATTGATTCATCTTGAACTCTTGTTCCATAAACACTGCTAAAAGTAAGTCCGTCGTCAAAAGTTGTTGAACCAACGCCAGCACCTGGATTCTTAGATCTTGATAATGTAATTCGTTCACATCTTGAAATTGTTTTGGACTTAGATGAGAGTTTAGACCTTTTGCATGTTATTGATAATGTGGCATTTCCAGTTTGAGATAATGCTACAATTGAAATTTCTTTCAGATCTGCAGAAATTGTTACTTGAGATTCTCTAATTAATTCTTTTCCTCCAGTTTCCCAAGTGAGAACATAATTTGATTCTGAAAATGGTTCTAAGAACAAATCATTGTCACCAAGATCACTTAACTGGAAAGTAAATGTATTTGAAGTGACATTCTTACTTATTTGCTTTCTTACAATATAATTACTATCATTTAAGTTAATAGATGATACGTTTTTGTTTGGAAGATGAATAATTTTTCCAGCAGAATCTGCATTTTCCAATACAGGGACAACTACTCTTACATCAGTTGGAGATGATCCAGTTACTGCACCAGTATTGACACCTGCTTCTGTGTGAATGCCAGCGACAACTACTGTTGCACCATTATTTGCAAAACTCGTAACTCTGTTGAATACTGGTGTGGTGAGTGATGGAAT